TTTTTAAACGAAAATTGCAAAGATGCTGTAAATATAAATGATTTCTTACAAGGAATACAATTACAATTACAAGATCTAGAAAAAATGAATGAAATCGGGTATGTAAATGGAATAACACAGATATTTAAGAATGGTTTGAATAAATTAGCATTAACCCAACGTCCATTACATTGTAGTGATATAAAACGAGAAATATTATATGTAAAGGATGAAGATGGATGGGAAAAAGATGATAGCAAAGAAAAAATAAATAAAGCAATAAATACTTTAGGCCGTAAAACATTACAAAGATTTCCAGAATGGATGGAAAAAAATCCAAATTGTAATGATAGTAATACTCCAGCAAATGACGAATATCATGCGTTAATAGAAAATACAGTAGCACAAAATACGGAAGATAACAAAAAGAAAATAATGAAAAATATTTTAAAAGAAGTAACAATAGATAAAGATAAATAATATATTAATATTTAAGATTGTAAAAAAATAAGTATTATATAATAAATTATGAGTTTATTATATAAAATTTAAATTACTAATCAAATAAAAAAGTATTAATAATTGGATTAAAATGATTCCAATTATTTATAATGTATTGAACATAAAGATTAGACTCATTAAAATAGTTACGTATATCGATAGCATTTTTGTTAAATAAAATAGTGTCATAAAAGTCATGTATAGTGGGTTGATAATGAGTAGGTTGAAAAAATTCAAGTATTAATTTTTTACGCATATCAACTAATTCTTGAACAGTTTTAAGTAAAATAATATAATAAAAAAGAGTATTATTAGTAATTAGTTCTGTTTTATTTTTCATTTTATCGTAAAGTTTAAATAATTTATGTTTTTTCGTTAATTCAATTAATTCAATGCTCATAACATATATATTAGTTAAATATAATAGTATTAGTCTCTCTATTCCATTTACCAATTAAATTATTATCACCTATATTTTCATAAACATCATCTAGTGCGGAAAGCAAATATTCTTTGCCTTCATAATGAAGCATTTCTGTTTCAATTTCACCATCATCATCTTCTTCTTCAATAGGTGTATCTGCTGTTAGTTCATCATCAAGAACAATTTCAGTTTTTGGAGAAGATTTTTCAGTTTTTGGAGAAGATTTTTCAGTTTTCTTATCATTCATTGCATTCAACAACTTCTGTAAAATAGGATCTGTTTTTCCAGTACTATAAGAATTAGATACAATTTCAGTTTTGACTTTCTTAGGTCTGCCCCTCTTTTTCTTAGGAGGTAAAATACTAGATTCTCTATTATCATTTGTATTATCTGGATGCATTGTTGCAATAATAGTATTCATAGTTTCATCTGCATTAAAATTATGAATACTAGCACACATGCTTACAACTTGTGTAATAATTTTATAATTATATTCTTTAAAAGTATCTTGTAACATATTTATATTCGACATTTGCACTTCCATAGTTATATTATATTAACAATACACAGACATTATATTTCAATTTTTTTATATTTGTACGTAGGTACTAATGGAGTTCGTTTTACAAATCTTATACAACTATCAAGATTAACATTAGTACTACAGTTACTATAGTCAGGAACGTAATCATAAATATAGAGAAGTATATAATATAAGTTTTTAAATATAATAATAGCAACCCAAAAATTAACAATATAAGAATTGAAGTTCATAATTAAAAAATATAGATAATATTGGTTATTAGTACATATCAATTTTTTATTGTATAATTACATAATTATCGGTACTATCTTTACTCCACTTAAATATGACGCGAGGATTCATTTTATTTTGAATAATATCTTCCATATTATAAACATTATTATTACTATCAATATAATAAGATATTCCAGAAATTTCTTGAATCCATACACTTACTTTTTTATAATTTTCAGCACTATTAGAGTCTGTCGATAATATACCATGTGGTGTTCCTTTAATATGTGTTCCACAATATTCTTCATTGTCTTTACGTCGTCTAGTACATTGTTCGCCGTTACATCTCTTAGCATTACATCTTTCGAATTGAGGAACAGTATTTTTCACTCTTTTTTTTCGTGTAACATCTTCAGTAGAAATAACTAAATTTTCATATTCATAAATATAATTAATAAATGTATTAATATTATGTGCTTCAGCTAAACCTAATTCATTAATTTTTTTAGCAATATCCAACTTAAATTCCCGTAAATAGGAATCAATCTTTTTTGAAACTTTTACGTCCATTGTTATAAAACAAAAAATGTAAAACAAATAAATTCAATTTTTTAAGAAAATATACTATCTTTATTATTTTTTGGTAATGTTAAAAAGAATACACCCATAGCGATAATCCATATTAAATAATTACCATAGATGGTAATAGGAACACCCAATAAATCAAAAATAAAATATATAAAATAAAGAACTAATGAAAAAGCAATAATATATAATGTAAGCCAAAACAAATTTATTATTAATTTAATTAAAGGATTCATAAAATAGCAATATATTTAATTATTTACTTTTCTATGAATATAATCTCTAAATACTTGAGGTCGATTTTCAAAAACATATTGACTTATTTCGCTAGCTTTAGCATCATCTTTAAAATAAGTATTTAATATAGAAACAAGCGATTGTTTATTAATAGGTTTTTTTGTTTTGGATGTTTTATGAACTAATTTTCCATTTTTAATATCAATACATTCAAGTTCATTAGATTTCATAACATTAATAAGATTATCGGTTAATTGTTTATTTTCCTTTTTCTTATTACGTAATTGAGTTTGTAATTGTTTGACTTCATTATCATTATTAATCCATTGTTTAATAATAGTAACTAATTCTTCTTTGGTAGCCATAATATATTTTATATTAATTCTTTATATAATTATTTTTAATAGATAAGAAAAAAATATATTAAAATAGTAAATGGATCTTAGAAAACTGGTAGATATGTATCTAGAGATACCTTTATTATTAATAATAATTTACTATTTTTATACTAAAGATAACCTTATAAATTTAGAATTATTAATATATGGATTAGTAACAATAATGTTATTTATAAATATAATATTATCATTAGAGATGATTAAAGTACGTTATGTAAGTTTTAATTCTTTTTTTTAACAGGGAAACTTAAAGCCATATTTTTTGTTTTTTTAATTTTTACAGAAGATAATACATTTCTTTTCAACTTTCGTGTATTATTATTTTTATTTTGAGTTTCGGTATGGTTTATCCAATCAGTAAGATCTTCATGTGCATAATGTAGTCTATACATTTCAGAATGAGGTCCATTTTTATGATTAATTAATCTTAAATTATATGGTAAATGTTCAAACGTTATATTATTGGTATTTAAATTTTTTATTACAGAAAATTCAGTATCAGAAGAAGTTAGAAGATTATTACCTAATTTAATAGTTTTTACATCTAAAGTATCAATAACAGCTTCTTTAATATTGGCAATATCGGTATTAATAACTTTACTTTGATTAAAATCATCTAAGGTCAAAACAAATGTATCAGGATAACAGTCATCCACTGAATCACAATTATAGTTATCAGATGAACAAATATTTTTAAGAATACCATTAACGTTAATGTAAATATCCCATGATACTAAATTGCGATTAATAGAATTTTCAAGAAAAATACTATATTTTCCTTCTTTTAGATGAATATTATACATATTTTTGTTTCCACTATTAATAGTTCCTTTAAACACAGTTTCCATATTCTTATCTAAAAAAAAGATATATTTATTGCCAGGCCATTGATCATTTCGTGGATCATATAAGAATACACTAACTGGCAATAAAGGTATATTATCTTCATTCGCTTGCATTATATATATTAACAATAAAAATAATATACATAAAAAAATTATTTACAATGGATACTACAAAGTCCATTCTCTTTAATAGTACGCATACACATATTTCCCTTATTTTTTCCCTTTAATAAAATATGTTTGCATCCTCCTTTTTTCTTCTCCACAATAGTTTTATGTCTTGAACAATAATTAAAGTTACAATCTTTATTACATAATTGTCCTTTATTTTTCCCAGATTTGATAATATACTTACATTTTGACAAAAACATACTATATTTCAATGGAGAATTGACACCTCTAACTTTAGCTACATCAGGCATATCAATATAAGGTAACAAATTATTAAATTTAGTCCTACAATAAGGACATTTAATTTGATTTAAACTTAACACTTGTGTTTCCAAATTTCTTTTTTTACTATTTTTTTGATTGCATATTTCATTATATAATGGAAGATAATTAAAAGAATGATTACATGGTAATTTAATACTATCTAAAGTAAGTTCTGATTTAGTAATTAAACAAATATTGTCATTAAGGTTGTCATTAATATTATCAGAATTTAATTCATCATAAAATTCTTTTTTCCAATCTACTATATTTTTCATATTATTAATTATTTAATAATATAAAATGTCTTTATATAGTTTAATGACTGATACTTGGGGTCCTCCGACATGGGAATTTATTCACAATTTAGCAGATAAAATAGATGATTCAATATTTGAAAAAGTAAAAATAACTGTATGGAATAACTTATTAATAATAATAAAAAATTTACCATGTAAATATTGCAGCCAACATGCATATGGATTATTAAGAAAGGTAGATGCAAAAACAATTTATAATAAAGAAATTTTAAAAAAATTGTTATATAGATTTCATAATGTAGTAAATGTGAAATTAAAGAAAGAAATATGTGATTATGAAATATTAAGTAAGTATGAAACCATACCTATAAAGGAGAGCGCATATAGATTGATAATATCTTGGAAGAAAGTGGCAAATAAGATGACAATACACGAATTTAAAGATAAATACGAATTATTGAAAGTAACAGATGAAATAAAAAAATGGATAATAAATAATAAGCATATTTTTATAGAGTTTGAATAAGTTCTCCTCCTTTATAAACTGAACATTTAAATCTTTGACCATTTGGTCTTGTACATTGTTCAGACGTGTCATCGTCATCATAAAAATAAGTAAAACGTTCTTTATCAATATTGTGCCATGCATAAAAGCAACCAATACCAGATGCAATACCGATAATTAATCCGGCAACAACTTCGGTACCAGTATTACATCCAATAGTAATTCTGGTATAAATACTACCAAATATTGTAATTAAAAAGAAGAGTACTAAATAAGGTTTTTTATTATCATAATAAAAGCTACCATAACACATGAATGCTGCAACAAATGTTACAAAGAATGTATTTAAATCAGCAAAAGATTTTGGTTGTCCAGTATTAATTAAATTACATGCACTATGAGGTAACGAGTCATCAGCACTTCCGATCGTTCCTAAAGCAAGCATAATCAATGCAGGACTTACTAATGTAGGAAACCATTTAAGATCGCCATTAATAATAGAAGAAAATAAAACTAATGCTCCAACAACAACTGTATATATTAAATTATATAATTTAATCCAGTTACCTAAAGTATTATTCATTGGCATAATATGTATTAGAGATATATTTTTTTTTGTAAAATATTATAGCAAATAATAAAATATAATATTTTATACAATAGCAAATTTGAGTGCTTCTTCGATAGTAGAAATAGGATAAAATGAAATATCTTTTACAATATCTTTATCTCCGTGTTTTTCCATAAATTTATCAAAATCTTGTTTATTTTCCGAAGGAAATAAGAAAGTTTTTACTCCTGCGTCAATGCCTCCCAATATTTTAAGATCTAATCCTCCGATTTCAGTTACTTTTCCTTGTAAGTTGATTTCACCAGTAATAGCAAGATCATGTGCAATTTTTTTATTATTCAATAAACTATAAATTACAGTAGTAATTGCAGTACCTGCAGAAGGTCCGTCTTTAGGTGTAGCACCTTCGGGACAATGAATATGAACACATTGTGTTTTTGTTTCTTCGAATTTCTTTAATAAATCTTTTTGCCGTTTTTCGGATGTTAATTTCCAAGCAAGTGATTTTGCAACATTCATACTTTCTTTCATAACATCACCTTGTTGTCCTGTTAGTTTCATATCTAATGGATTAGAACCTAAGATTAATTGACTTTCAATAGGAATAATACCACCTCGGCCAAGAGCATTTGCCCAGAGTCCATTAATAATTCCAATGGAATCATTTGCATGAATTGTTTTTTGTTTAATACTGTGTCTTTCTTTTAAGAATTTATTTTTAACCATATCAATAGTTACATTAACAGGTAATTCAACAGTATTATCATAATTTAATAATTCCAAGTTGATCTCTCCAATTATTTCAAATAAAAGTTCTTTGAGTTTTCGAACGCCTGCTTCACATGTATATTTATCAATAATAAATGATAATACTTCTTTACTAAATTTAATAGTATTTTGTTGTCCCATTTTTTCAAATATTTCAGGTAACATATGTTTTTCACAAATAACGAGTTTTTCGTCTAAAGTTAAAGAATCAAATTTAATTCTGTGAATACGATCGAGTAAAATACGATCCATCGCTTCTACATCATTATATGAGAATACGAAAAGTGCTTTTGATAAATCAAGATCAACCCCTGAGAAATATTTATCTTGAAATCCATCATTTTGTGAAGGATCAATTAAATGTGTTAATATACCGATTATCTCTCTACCTGATTCTGTACGACTTACTTTATCAACTTCATCAATGAATATAATAGGATTCATACATTTAGTTTCCATAAGTACATCAACAATTTTTCCCCACATAGAACCAACATATGTATAATTATGACCATCTAATGTGGAACCATTACTAGAACCACCTATAGCAATAAATGAAAAAGGCCTAGAAACTCCCTCATTATCTCTCAAACAATTAGCAAGACCTTTTTTAGCTAATGATGTTTTACCTACACCAGGAGGTCCTTCAAAACCAAAACAATAACCACTTTGATCCCCATTGATCCATTGTCCAACTATACGTTCAATTTGTTTTTTGGCTTTATTATGACCATGTACTGATTCATCCAATATATCTTTAACATCGGATATATATTTTGATACTAATTTATAATTAGTTTTAATATCTTTAATTTCAGATGGTATCAATGAATTAGTATTATTATAAGAATCACTAATTTTTAAAACATCAACATATAATTCTTTTGCAATTAAATTAGAAGTATCAGTTAATAATATAGTTTGCAACGAATCAACCATTGTTTTTTTAGTAGATGAAATACTATCAATATGTAAATAATCTTGTTTAGTTTTAATAAGAAGTTGATTTACATAATTAACTATTATTTGAACATCATTTTTTTGTAATTTTCTTATAGTATTTATAATTATTTCAATATTATCAAAATTAGAGTTAGTATTTTCAGTAATAACATTATCTTCTATTTTATTAACGTTTATTAAAATGTCTGTATTTGTATAAGTATCCTTTTTTGGAATAAATGGGTAATTATGGGATACTTTTTTAAATAAAAGGGCATTATTTTCCATAATGCTTAAAATAGGTTCGCGTTTATATATTCCAAATGGAATTTTCAAAATTCCATCTATATACTGTCGTGCTTTTGAACCAGAATCTTCAGATTTAGCTTTTAATTCTTTTAATTTTGTCATGGCTTTTTCTTTAACGCCTTCTGATGTTCTCATCAAACAAATGCGTTGTTCTAATGGAAGATTATTTTCCAAATCATAGTTAATAATATTATTAGTATATTCAATAGTTTGTTTCATTGCATTTTTAAATTTTAATTTAATACTCCATGGGAGACTATCAAATAATAAATCTTGTTCAGGAGAATTATTTCCGCTTTTATCATCAAGTGATAATATATCAAATAAAATATAAGCAATAAACTGTATTTCAAAATTATTGGAATGAATAAGAAGTTGTAATATTAGATTACGTTGTTCAAATAATGATGAGTGAATAAATTCACGTGTAGTTTTTGAGATTGGTTGTTTTTTAATAGATTTAATATTACTAGTATATCCAATAAATAATTCATACAAATCGTTACAGCTATTTACTAATAGATCTTTTAAAGACAAAGAATCTTTAAATGTATCAAAAATTTCAGATTTAAACAATGTATCATCTGGAACTAAAGAATCTAATAATGTATAGCGTTGATTAATATAGTCACTATTCAAATATTCAAGAGGAATATTATCAATAATACCCGTTAATATCATAGTTTGTTTTGTTTTTTCATTTTGGAAAACAACTTTAACGCCATATAATTGTAGTAATAAAGAATTAGTAGATAATTTGGTAATATTTTGAATATCGAATGTATCACTGGTTTCTGCAATAAAAATATCTTGTAAAACCCCAGATTTAGTATTATTCTTTTTTTCTAAATTATTTCTGTTTTGCATACTCCATGAAATAATTTTGTATTTAATTGGTGTAATATATTTTTGAATAATCATATATTTTTCAATAAATTCATTGTTATCTTCGTTTTCTTTTAGAATAGTATTTAAATAGTCTTCACCAAAACTGATAAATAATAAATCATCAATTTCTTTAGAACCATATTGTTTTAGTATTAAAGATAAGGAATTATTTATTTCTTGTAATTTAGTAATTAAATCATCATTAATATTTGAACTATTGTTTGCTTCTTCTAATAGATCTTTAATATTGTTATTAATGGTATTTAATTCTTCAATACATGAGTTTATATCGGATTGTTGAATAATTTTCAAGTCCTTTTGTTTCTGCAATGATAAATAGGTTTTATTTAAAATATCCTGGTATCTGAATATCTTACTTAATATAAATTTTCTAACAAACACAGGATTGTTGTTAAATAATCCGTCAATATCATCGCCTCCAATATACTTTTTTTTATCCATAATATATTGATATATATTATAATATGGTTAATAAAACACAAATTAACTACGCAATTATTATTTTTTCTTTAATTGTCATATACGGAATACACATATATGCATTTAAGAAAGGTTTTCCAACATGTGATAATTATGTAACAAATACATATTTATATTTAGCATTAAGTATTTGTTATGTTTATTTAAATGTAACTAAGTTGAAAAGATATAATAATGTAGGATTTCCAGCATTTTTACTCGGTATTGGGTTGTTATTATATATGTCTTTTCATTTTCCTAAAACAAAAGAAGGAGTATTATTTAATCATTTATTATGGTTTGGGTTTTTAACATGTTTATCTCTTATGATATTGCCTTTAATAAATATAAGTACAAGTGAAGCAATATATTTAGCATTGGCTATTACATTTTTAATATTTATGTTAATGTCTGTAATTGTCTATATTTTTCCTAAATTCTTTGAAGAAACTTTT